ATGTTAGATTGATTAATACAGTAAGTCCAGCTTACTATGGTAAGGGTAGTTGGATAGTTTCACATTGTGAATAGCAGCACCTTGTTGTACAACTTATAAACTAACTTATAAACTAACTTATAAACTATGTAAGTATCTTATTAATTTATTAAAGAAGTTATAAAAGTTATATAAAAAGTAACAGTAACTAAGTAAAATGATAAGGATGGTTAGTAAGTTCATTGTTAGTATGTGTAGTTTGGCATTGCTCTTCCAGGCATGAATGGTAGTTCAAATCTTCCAATTGCATCTGGTACAAATTTTTTTGGATTGGTTCCTGATGGTATTCCTGGAAGTTGGTATGCGTTGAATTGTCTTGGAGTTCTTAGTTTGGCTTTGAATGTGCAGCGTCCTGTCCACCAGAATGTTGCAAAAGTAACTATTCTGTTGGTTTGAAGTCCTTCATTGTTTAAAGAGTCTGTGTAATTAGGTGCTAGTTTGACTAGTAATTGTCCTGGTGGTCCATTTTGACAGGTGAATGGAGCATGTGCAGACATCATTGGTTTGTGTGTTGTGTCTGGTTCTTTTCCCCACATTGCTCCCCATGGATATTGGATGCCTACATCATCTACTGCTGTGTATGGTCCGAATGTGTTGTGGTAGTCTTGTGTCCAGAATGTTTCTCTGCTTGCTGTGGCATTTCTGAGTTCTGATTGGTGTGCATTTTTGATGGCCCAGTTTGTTTGTCCTGTTTGTTGTGCATTGTTTTGCCACCATTGGTCTCTGTGACCTGGTTCTGCTTCTCCATGGTTATAGTCAAATATTGCTTTTTCTGATGCACCTTGTGTTAGTCTTGTTCCTCCTACTTCTGAACCCCATGGAGTTTGGCTGAATGCACTGCCTGGATTGATGGATGGTCCACCAGTGCTGTAATGCCATCTCCATTCAGGCCAGCTGTAGCCAATGTGAAAGTCTTTTACAGTTGTGCTGGCAGAGATTGGATTGTCTCTGTCTCCCCATTGCCAGCCATTTGTGTCTTGGATGATTTGTCCTTTTTGTCCTTCTTGTTCTGGTGAGGTTGTAGGATGTGGTGCTCCGATGTGTCTGGTTGATTGCCAGTGGTAGAATAGTTGTGTTGGTTTGCATTTGAAGTGGTATGTTCCTGATGTCCATCTGTCTCCTGTTCTGAGTAGGTCTATTTCTGCTGATGTTTCAATTGGTGTGAATTGTAGGTTGTCATATTGGATGCCTTCTTTGATTTGAGACCATTGATTTTGTTGTGTTCCTTCTAGTAAGTTGATTGTGTTGTAGAAGTTAGTGTGATAGCAAAATTGAGTTAGTTTGCATGGTCTCCATGGTATGTAACCAAGTGAGTTGAGGTACATGTTGTCAGCGACCCATGGTAGCATGTTGCTTTTGTCTAGTGCTACTTCGAGCAGTGCTGTTAGGTCATTGTTGTATTGTGTTGTTTCTTCAGCACCTGAGCCTTGTTTGCTTACTGTTTTGATTACTATGTTGTCAATTTCTTGAGTTAGAGTTTCTATTGTGACATGGGTGCATGTTGTAATTAGTTGTTGAAAGTCTGCTGGATTGAACCATATACCCCAGCTGTTTGGGTTGATTAGATACCATGGTGTTTCTACTTTTGCATGGTAGCTATCATTGACTGTGTTTCTGCCTTGTTGTGTTTGGTCTCCTGTGTTTGGAAATTCTGGTCCATGGTTTGTGTCATAGATTTTGTATTCTTCTGTTGGTGACATATTGAGGTGAATATGTCTTGTTGCATGGCAGATGATAGTAACTTCATCACCATGATAATGAAATATAGTCCTATTATTGTAATTCCCAGTGCTGTGCCCGACACCGCTCCCACCTCCACCTCCACCTCCTCCAGCTTTAGCAGCAGTTGCTGCCAGTGGCTGTTGTTCAGCTGGTTGCTCGTCAATTTCATTGCTTTCGGACATGCGAGCTTTTTTTCTAGCAAGGTTAACAAAGAGATAAAATGGCTTACCTCTTTTGGTGCCTGCTTTGATGTGTTTGTGGCTGTATTCTGGTTCGGTGTGTTTGGTTTTTGTCTTCTTTTTAGTTGGAGGCGCCAGTTCAGGAGCTAGTGCTTTTTTGGCGCGAAAGATAAAGTTACCAAACTTTCCTCCCCAGTCTGTTGCTTGGTCAGTTTCTTTGATAAAGTCCTCGTCGGCGTGATTGTAATTCCAGTAAGGATTGTGTCCTTGTTTGATGAGTTTGTTGTATTCCAAATCGTGTTTTCTTGCGGCTTTGTCAGATGGATTGGTTGGTTTTTTGCTGAAGTCTTGATTGAAGGGTCCCAGGTAGTTGTATCCAGGCGGAACCCAGCCTAAAGAGGTTGTATGGTAAAAGTATAGTTACCATTTTCATTTTTTATTATTATAGCATTTATAATCCTTTGTTTGTCAAAGTAGAAAAGCCAGATGAAGAGGCCCCAGATTAGCAAGACAAGAGTTAAGCTTAGTAAGGTTGGTAGAAAGCTCATCATTAGTGTTCTTTTGCTTCTTGCTTTAGGAGAGCTGAGTTGTCTTGCTAAGTTGCCTTTGGTGTTCCAGTTGCAGTAGGAACTTAGGAAAGTCCATAGGAAGAATAGGAAGAAGATTAGCATTAGGCAGAAGCCTAGTAAGACAGGTAGAGCGCGCCAGAGTTGTTTTAGCTCCTCCATGGTTAGTGTTATAATGAGAAAGTGAAACTTACCTCTAGCTTTTCTAATTGCTGGCATTCACATCCGGACCGGAGAACAGTGGTTGGCCATATCCTGTTGCCGCCAATTCTTCAATGTTCTCCTCTTCTTCCTGGATGGTTTCAAGTGCTCTTTCAGTTTCTTCAATGTCTTTTAGGAGAAGAGCAAATTCTTGATCATCTGGATCAAGGCTTTGAGCTAGAGTTGGTTTGGTTGATTTACCAGTTGATTGTGCAGTTGAAGATGCACTCCATTCTGTTGGTGTGTTTGGAGGAGCAGAAGGTCCTTCTTCTTCTTCTGTCTCCTGTTCAATGAGATGTGAAGATGCTTCTTTAGCTTTTGTATTCCAGTTTTCGCCCCATGTAGGCGTGGTTCCCCATCTGTCCATGTATGACCACATGGTTGGATAAAATCCATGTCCTTCTAGGTATTTGAAGATAGCTGGTAGTTCAGTATCTTCTAACAAGCCATGATCACCACTTAGTTTGTTTTTGAGTTCAATTCTTAAGCATCTATCCATTATTGGTTGTCTGTGTTCTGTTTTGAGTTCTGTGCCAACTATTACTTTGGTGATGTCTTCATTGGTTGTCATGATTACTGGAGTTGGTTCAATTGATTTGCTGCCTTTGCCTTTTTGGTCAAGTCTGATTGCTTGGCCACTCATGATGGCTTTGAAAGAGTTAACTTGAGTGCCTAGGTTGCCTGCTTCTTCTATCCAGATTAGGTTTTTGTTTACACAGTCATTGAATGGGAAGTTGGCATTGCTTGGATTGTAGCAGCCTGTGTTACCAACTAATTTTGCTATTTTTTGAGCTAGTAGGCTTTTTCCTGTGCTTGCAGGTCCACAGAGTAAGATGGTATTTCTTTTGCCCATTTGTTTGTTAAGGCAGCACATTATTGCATGGTAGACTTTTTGTGGATTCATGTTGTTGTTTTTGATTAGTTTCCAGGCTTTGGTTTTTTTTATATGTTTAAGTTTGCCTGGATGTTCTTTGATTAGGTCATAGGCACTTTTTTCTGTTGCAATTCTTAAGGTTGCTATGTCTAAGACAGCACTGCAGGTTTGTTCACCACCAGGTTGTGCTATGAATTGGATGTAGCTGTCTGGATCTTGGAGCATCCATTTTTCTCTGGTGATGATTCTTTTGTCAGTTAAAGTGTCTACTGTCTCTTTAATAGATTTTTCTTTAGCAGACACCATTCTTTTCATTTTTTTTTGTTGTGGTTGGATTGTGGTTAGTTCACTGTCATCTTGTCTCCGGAAGAGATTTTGACAGTGCCTAGCAACTAAGTATCTGTCATTGAAGCTTAGATTGTTAAGTTTGAATCCACTGTCTACACTGTAGATGTAGCCTTTGTCATCATTTGTTATTACTGGTTTTTTGATTAAGAAGTAGTTTGCAATCATTTCACCAAAGTTGATGTTTTTGCAGTATGCTTTTTTGGTTTGTGGATGAGTGTACTTTAGTACATCAACCCATTCATTTTCTTCAACTTGTTTTCTGAATTTGGTTTGTTGCAGTAAGGCCTGTAAGTGTTCACTGTCCATAGCAAGCACCAGTGTTAGGTATAGGCCCCATTTTTCTGCAAAGTATTTTTGCATCCATTTGCCTGAGTGATTGTTGATTTTGTCACTGCAGACTAGTACATGGATGTGTAGGCCTGTGTCTTTTCCTAATTCACTTTGTATAAACCAATCAACTTCATTTGGTTCAATGTTTTTTACTTTGAAATAGTCAAATAGAGTTTTTTTTACCAACCCTGTGAGTATGATTGCATTTCTGTGAGGTGGATTCATGATAGAGATTTTTTTGGTTTCATCCCCATCCCTGTTACTCACAGTTTGTTGGTCTAGTTCAATTACTTGCTTGATTTCATCATTTCTTGGATTTTTTCTGTAGTCTTTCCAGGTGATATTGACTCCTTGTCCATCTTTAGTTGGTTTGAAGTGAAGATCATTTAGTTTGAAGACAAAACTTAGGCCTTGTTTGTCTCTTTTCTTTTTAATCCAGTCTATGCCATCCATGACATCTTTGCTGAGAGCCAT